GTCCTTTTCGAGGGGGTGCTGTTGTCGTTAATTTACCAAAATTTGATCTACTTATCGTCATTGTCTGGGTCTGGAAGATAATTATCGTAATAATCTACTTTGCCGCCCTCTGCATAGCCTCTGTAATCTTTTGCTGCATATTCTTCTATTGCTTTTGTTTGTTCTGGAATATCATCAAGTTCGGTTATTCTTTTTGCTTCTTTTTGCATAGCTCTAGCTCTATCTTTTAAAGCACCTGCAACACTAATAGTAGCTCCTACTGGTCCCATAGCTCTTGGAAGTACTTTTCCCAATCCCAAAACCTTTCTTCCAGCTCTTGCTGCTATATTCTGATATTTATCCGGAATAATTTTTGAAATATTTTCTTTAAACAAACTCGGAAAGGCTATCTCTGCTCCTACAATTGGATCAACTACAGCATCAGGTAAACTTTTACCCGCCTTTAAATTATCATAAATTTGCCAACCTGCAAATCCTGCTCCAGCCAATGGAGTTCCTGCAGATCTAATGAGTTTCTTTAACGGCGTACTAACAAATCTATGGAGACGTCTAACTTTTTTCAACGGATCACCTTTAACACTTTTAGATGCTCGAAGTGTTGCCGCAGCTCCAAGTGTACTTGTCACGGGATGTTCTTGAATAAGATTATCGGGAAGCATACCTGCTTCAAGTACTTTTTCATTTTCATCCTGCGTTAAACTAATTCCATGTTCTTTTAAAAGCTTGTCTGCTGTATAACCACCTACAAGAGTAGCTATTGATGCTACTGCTTTAACTTTTCCAGATCCTTTTACATTTTTGGCTGTTTGTAATACTGCTCTTAATAATTCATCACTTTGCTTAACATCTCCTTTTTTTAAAGCCATAATAGATTTTTGCAGGTCCTTATCCAATAATTTAAAATTAGGGTCTTTATACCGTTCTGTTGCAGTAAAAGTTTTAAGTGCTCGTTTAGCTTGTCCAAAAGGAGAATCATCTAAAGCTCCTTTTGAGTAAACAGCTTTAATTTCATTATTAACTAATTTATATTTTGGACTATCAAGTCCAAATCTTTTATCTGTCTCTGCTGAAATCTTATTAATACTATCAAGATATCCTTGTGCTGTTTTTCCAGATGATTGTTTAGCAAGTCTCATTAAATTAGCCATTGTTTTATCAACTCCTCCTCCTTTTAAAGATTTATTGGCAAACGTCTCCATCGCTGTAATTCTATTTAAAGACTCGACATCATTAATAACTCTTGCTCTTGCAACACCTCCAACGTGTTCTTGACCAAATTTATAATTGTTTCCAAATAACTTTCTAATAGGATCAATATCTCTTCTTTCAACATATCTACCGTAAGCATGTTCAGTATTGATAGGGTTTTTTGTTATTGGATCAATTTTAGGAACGACCCCTAGGTCCTGTGCTTTTTTTAAATTTGCTGTTAGGTCAGCATTATAATTTCTTCTCATTCTATCTAGAGACTGACCTTCACCTTTTAAGGGTCTTTCTGAAATACCTATATTTTTTCGAATGAGTTTGTTAAGCTCTTTTTCTAAACCATATTCTCCTGCACGCGTCACCTCTCGACCTAAAGTACTAAAAGCTGTAAAAAGTCTTTGGTTAGCTGGTAAATTTTTAGTTCCCGTGCTTCTTTTGACTAATCGAGGATATTTATCTGATGCATAATCTAATATTTTTTCCTTAAAAGAATCAAGAGCACCTATTTTATTGGACTCATAAACTTTTTTATAAGCAGGTGCATTTTTTTTAGCAAAACTTTTTATATCCTCAAGTGCCTTTTTATTAAGGTTTTCAAAATTCTTTATATTTTTATTATCTAATTTTCTGAAATTAGGTTTATATCTAATTCTACTTTCAAGAGCTTTTACAATATTAGTAATTTTACTAATAGGTCTTCCTTCGGCATCTTTTAATGAAGGAAGATTATCAAAGTATTTTGGATTTTTATTATAAAGTTCTTCAGCAATTTCTCTTTTTAATTTACCTGCGTTTAAATCTTTAATCATTTCATCAAAAGAATAATCAACTAAATACATTTTGGTGCCACGTGTTCCAGCATACCCCTGTCTTCCTGGTCCGTGGTCCACGAGCTGTCCAGATTGATACCCGACTCTTCCACCTTGTAGATATTGCTTGAAGATAGGATCTGGCTTCGGGCGAGTGAGCCACCGCATCATTTCATTGTATTGATGGATTTTCATTAAACTCCTAAGATTTTAGCCAGGCCGCCTTTGGATAGACTTACTCTGCCACCTTCAGCTTTATCCGCTTTTAAATCAGGACTATAGCCTTCCCAAGGATCATAGACTTCTCCTGATCCACGCGATTTAACTTTTTTGCCTGTAGCATAAGATTCTAAAACAGATGTATCGTGAACTTCAGCTTTAGGATTATAGTTAACAACCTCAGCGTCAATTTCAACATCATCTGGCTCGGGACCCGAACGATGAAGAACAGGCTCATCCACTTCTAAAGTATCCGCTTCTTTTTGTCCTTTATACTTACCGTCCTCAATGACTTTGCCTTTAGAATATTGAATCTGATAAGGCTGCTCTCCAGCTCCAGTTTTAGATAGGTAATGAGCTTTTGGATCAGCCACATTGACACTGATCGTTTGATTGTCGATGTTTTGCGTCACCGTCACTTGATCACCATCGGGTAAAATATCTCGGTGTACTCTTTCACGTGATGCTGTTGCTGCTGTGTCTGTTACCTCGTCCCCTTTATTTAAAACTTTTTTAATTAACGGAATATACCAATCTGGCATGTTGGGTGTTTTTGTAATATCAACCACCAAATTCGGTGTGCCTTTAAATTTTCCAACTGCCTTTGCAGCGGGTTTAAAAAATTTACCAACAAAAGGAAGCATCGACAAAACTCCAAGAGTTGCACCGGTACCTTTTAGAAATGCTCTCTTACTTAAATCAACTTTTTTACCTTTATCAAATCTAGCTCTGCCTCCATCATAAAGATGCAAAGGTCCTACGATGCCGCCTGAGGCATGTTTCGTTTTGCCAGTGACATCAAACTTTTCTAACATGTCAATTTGTTGATTCTCAGGATGTCCTTTACCAAACACATCGTCAACTATCTGTTCTGCTTGTTTTGTAGCTTGATGATCTAATAATACTTCTTCAATTTCTCTTAACTCAGGATCCGTGCTTGGCGTTTTAACAACGTCTTTAAATCTTTTATCTTGCCTCATGGTTGTGAGCATTTCATCAGGAATAGCTCCTCCTTGCTCTAATTGTTTAATCAAAGTGTTAAGTTCTTTTTTTAATAAACCTTGTTGCATTGAATTTAGTTTTGAATAAGGTCCTTTGCCTTGATCTACTTCCTTAACTGATTTTCTAAGATTTTTAATAATCCATGGTGCACCTTTAACTAATTTTCCACCTACATACCCCACACGCGCGATGCCGCCGGATGCGAAATCTGGTTTATTGGTATAAATTCTTGAGATTGCTTCACGCAGTTCTTTTCGTTGCACATCATCAAAAGCACCGTAAGCTTTTCCAGCATCAATATCATCCAGCAATTGTAAGACATCCATTCTTTCCATAAAAGGAAGATCACCTTTTAATTTTTCAATTTGAGCTGTTGCTTGATCATCACTTAAGAATTTTTTAATGGGAGTTGCTTTTTCTGCAGTAACTTTTGGAGATCTAGCTTTCCACCAGTCGTCTTTAATCTTAGATGTTATATCAACCACTTTACCCTGATCTTTGACTTTTTGAGCCGCTTCCATATTGATTTTAAGCTTAGCTAAGTTATCAGGTTGTTTCCCTGTCGCTTTAATATAGCCTTTGGTAAGTCTTGCAACCCATTCTGCAAATGTAAATACGCCTTTTATTGCCATTAGTAATAAACCCTTTTACTTCTTATAATTTTTTCATCTTTGTAATCTTCAGGATGCGGTATTAATCCGCCCT